CCGAGGAAGGGCCGCTCGCGAGCCTCACTCCACGCCTTCACTATTTTTTTTGGGCGGCCTCGCGGTCGATGCCCATCATCTCGACGAACTTCTCCGCCGTCTGCCAGCAGAGGCCAGGCCGTGCTCCGCACGCCTGCATCCACTGGTTGGCTTTGCCCGGTGCCTTCTCGTCTGGCTCGATGATGTAGTGCCGGAGCAGCCCGATCATCCACTCCAGGCTTAGGCGGCTCTTCTCGCTCGCTTGCTCCCAGTTGCGGTTGGCTCGCGTGTCCGGCTTGCGGATCGCGTAGACGCCCCCGAGGGCGTTGTTGATGACCTCGAAGTCCACGCCACGTTTGCCGTGCTTGCCTTCGAGGGACGCGGCCAGGTCGTGGGCTTCTAGCTCGCGAAGGTCCGCTTCCTCTTGGGCGCTGGCCTCACGCTCTGCCTCGGCTTGGCGGTGTGCCGCAAGTCTCTGCCTCTGCTGGTCATCCATGGTCGGTTCTCCTCAAGAGCTGGCGGGGCTCACTGACCTTGGCCGCCCGCCTTCGGCCTTGGACGGCCCGACCAAGGGCCGGGTCAGAGTCCTCAGACGGTGATGCCCGCGTAGTTCGCGAGGATGCTGGGGATGCCCACGAGGCCCACGCCAGCGCCCACCGTCACGATGCCCTGATGCTTGCACTCGAACTCGTACATGAGGCCCGCGGCATCGGTGCCCACGGCGAACTTGCGCTTCTCGATCTTGACCTTGTTGATCGTGAGCGTGAGCGAGGGCAGCAGCGGGTTCTCGAAGATTTCGAGAATGAATGTGAAGGCGTAGTTGCCGAACGATCCGAGGCCCGGAATCGAGAGCTGCTGGCAGATCATCTCCCCCGAGTCCACGGACGCTTTGAAGGTGAACGCACCCGGCGTGTAGAGGCCCGAGGTGTACCCGAGCGGAGTGCCGTCCGTGCGCTGGCCGTAGACGTACTCACCCTCGCGTGACTCCTCGACGTTGATCTCGTTGATGCCCGTGTAAGGGACACCATCCACGAGCGTGGACACGCTCGTACGGGAGAACATGAACCCGCTGACGCGGAAGATCTCGTCAACACCAACCGCGGGCATGGCTCAAGCTCCCCCCAGCGGCGCGCTGATAGACTTCACCAGGGCCGCGGTGACAACGATGTTCTTCAGGTAAACAAGAGGAGCGATGGCCACGTCCGCGTTCACGGGGGCCTTCGGCTGCGTCAGATCGTCATCGCGGTTGAGCGAGAACGAGACCGCCGTCACCTGACCGGACAGACCGCTCGTGAGAGGGCTCTGAACGAGCGCCTCGATGGTCTGCGCGGCCGTCTCCTTGATATTGATTGCGCCGCTCGTCTGGTTGTAGACGGTGGCCACGCCCTTCGAGAGCTGCGTGTTCAAGACCTGCCACGAGATCCCGCACGCCTTGTTGAGGACCCTGAGGAGCTGGAGCCAATAGATGTTCGAGCCCGAGCTGATCAGGACGTTGGCGTCCGTGATGAAGGTCCCGATCGGACCCCCAGCCGCGAACGAACGAAGCGTCGTGATTCGCTGGCTATCGAGGCTCTGGTAGAGAAATTCATCCCAATCATTGGGATTCGAGTTCTTGCTGATCTCGAAGCCCTCGACCGGGCCGAGGCCCAAGTAGGCGGGGTCCGTCCCGATGTTGGGGGTGACCGCCATCGTCTGGGCCGCAAGGGCCAGAGACGTCGGCATCTTCGTGGTGAAGCCCGTGATGAGGCTCGTGAGGTGCCCACCGTCCGCGCAGACGCAGATGCGGTTCGAGGCATCGCTGCCCGTCTGGGCGATGATGGCTGCCGCGTAAACGCTAGGAGCCTCCGCCGTAGGCGTGGGTTCGAGGAGGAAGCGGAGGTTGAGGATCGCGAAGTTGAACTGGCCGTTGGCCTCACGCCCCGAGAGCCACTCGTCTACGAGGGAGACCGTGCCGGTGCCGTACTGGGCATCGATGAGGACGCCCTCCCACGGGAGCTTGGTCATCCCCAGCGTCCCGAGCGCCGTGGTGAGGTCGCTGTTGTTCAGCAGCGGCCTTTCTGTGAAGACCGACCAGTTATCGCCCGCGATGAGGGTGCCGCTGGAATTGAGGGTGAAGCTCACCCCGGTGTTCGGGATGGCCAGCGTCGTGCTCGTCCCCAGCGCCGTGATGGCGGACACCGTGTCCCCGCCATCGACGGTCCACGTGTACGTGATGCCGGTCGTGCCGACCGTGCCCCCGTTCACGATGGTGACTTCGACGTCGTAGTGGAGGTACGGAGCACCGGCCGTGTTGCAGGTGGCGGTCCCCGAGATGTTCTTGACGAAGGTCGAGCCGTAGTACGAGCCCGTGATCGTCGGGTTCACAGGCACGGCCACGACGGGCAGGCCCGAGACGTTGATGTTGTAAACAGCCGCTTCGGGAAGGAACCCGAAGCCGAACGAGGAAGTCGTCAGGCTCTGGTTCGTGAGCATCGTGGGCGGCAAACTCGTGCCAGCCGATGCGAACCCGATGATCGCCAGAATCCCTTGCGTGCTTTGCAGCGCCGGAGAGCCGCCTACGAGCGACTTCTTTACGGTGACGGCCGGGATTGCCATTCGTGCCTCTACGAGAGGCACGGGCATCGATGAACTAACGGTCGGTTACGTCGGGGGTCCTACCTGCCACGTGATCGACCCGTTATTGGCGTCCGGTGCGACCGCCCCCGCATTCGTGATGACCAGGCTCCGAGGCGAGTTGAAGAAGATGATGGGGAACGTCCCATTGTTCCCCCCGTTGGCCGCGCCCGAGAGAGTGAGACTCATCCCCACGTAGGAAGGGTGGCAAAGGCCCAGCCCCGAGATGACGGCCGACGTTCCAGCCACCGAAGTCATCACGGCGTTGATCCCGCCCCTCGTGTTGTTGAGCAGCGGGCCCTTTTGGAGTTGGGGCGTGGGCTTGACGTACAGCTCCGCCGCGTCGAACAGGACCGTCTTGTGGATGAAGGTGACGAGGAACTCTTTCCCGTGGGTCTGCTGCGTCGAGGTCCCCGGATTGACCCAGGTGGCCTTCCCCCATTCGAGGCCCGCTTGCCCAAGGGGCACCGGGAGCTGCGTGGTGGGGTTGATGATGGTGGCGTTGTGGATCGCCTGAACGGTGGCCTCGATCAGACCCTCGGTTGCCTCGGTCTGCGCGTCCTCATCATCGATCCGCGCTTCGTCCACGGCGCGAATGGAGGCCGTGATTGGGCGCTCCCACAGGATCAGCTCCCGCGGGTTGTAGCTCTGCTTGTGACCCGGGGGCAGGAACTCCCCCGCGCTCATCGGCTTCGGAACGTTCGCCCCATCGAACTCCCCGTCGATGAGGACCACCCTCGACGTATCCCAGAGGTCCCGTGCTCGGAGGCCGAGGTACACCCCGGCCCGGATCCCTACTTGCTCGAAGTAGTCTTTGACGGCGCATTTGAGCGCCACGAGGGACGACCGGATACGCGGTCCCTGGAAGTCGGGCGGGGTCGTGGGCATCTCAGCCCCCTCCCACCATGGCCTCGAAGACTTCCTTGGCCGCTTGCAGCAAGGCTTGCTTCACGCCTTCGGGGATCGTTCCGCTGTCCGGGATGACCTGACGGCGGGGCTTGTTCTGCAAGCCCTTGTGGTGGAAGACCGTGGGCCCCGTGAGGGTCGTGAGGATGTAGTTCCCGGCCGGTCTCGTACTGATGGCCGCCGCAGCGTTCACCAGGGGGCGACCACCATCCTTCTTGGTCTGCCACACCTGACCGCTGGGGGTCGTTCCCGCCTTGGCGGTCTTCTTGAGCGCTTGCTCGACAAGAGGTGCCCCCCTCGTGGCCACACGTGGGCCCACGTTGGCAGCGAGGAGCTTCATGCGCTCGATCATGGCGTCGAGGGACGCGATCCCACTGTCTGCCATCAGCGCCCTACGAGACGGTTGGGGGTGCCGACCACAAGATCGAGTTCTCGGGACGCCGCCTCTTCCTGACGGTACGTCCAAGTGTAAGGAGAGGCTTCGGAGTAAGAGCGCGGACCGCCGGTGCTCACGGCGCTCTGCTCATCCTCGGAGGAGGGCAAGTCGAAGAGGCCCGTCTGGGAGTTGGCGGCTTCCTCGATCTCGGCCCGGACGACCTTCACCTCCTCGGTGAGGCCGATCATCATCGGGTCGTTCGGGTTCACTCCGTGCCTACGGAAGACGTCGGCCGAGACGAGGATGGTGACCCAGCGGAGGATGGCTTCCGGTACCGGAGGGGCAGCCGCATACGACTGCGAGATGTCGTAGGTGCCCACGGGGAACACGGCGCTCATCCCCGTGGTGGCCAAGACGACCGTGGGCGCCGTGGGCACGTTGGTCGCGCTGGGCGCGTAGGTGATGCCCCCATCGCTTGACCAGCGGAAGATCGCCGTCCCCATCGGCCCACCCGTCGTGATCTGGAGGACCATCAGGTAGCATCCGAGCGTGGGACGCCCGGTCAGGACGACGGAGGGAGGCCACGAGCCCGCGGGGACCAGAGCTGGCGCTGCTTGCCCAAAGGGAAGGTGCTTGCCGTAGCGCTTCCTCAGCCGGGAGTAGACGTAGGACGTCTGCGTGGCGATCGACTGGACGGTGAAGCCCGGCGATTGGCCCTCAACCTCGTTGAAGATGCTGGGGCGAAGGAAGCTCCGGCGCTGGATCCCGTTCGCGTCGAGGCAAGGGAAAGACATGGGGCTACTGGAGCGCCGCGATAGGAGCAAATGACGAAAGCCGACCCCCCGGAGGAGATCGGCTTCGTGAGAGACGTGAGTCTCAATGGATCAAGCAGCCTTCCACACTCCGTAGGGGTGGCCGTAGTTCGCGGCCAGGACTCCCTGGTGGTGGTACTCAAGCTTGTTCGAGCGATCGAGGATCGCGTCGAGGCCCGTCGAGGCTCCGGACTCACCCGAGTAGAAGGTGGTCTTGAACGCCTCGAACTGCGTGAGGAGCAGACCACCAAGGGTGGAGCTGTTGTTCTCCGTCGTCACGATGTAGTAGCTCGTGTCGCTGCCGGTGACCGTCTTCGACTTGCCGTTCGCGGCCATGAACGTGTAGGTCCGGCCCGCGCTGAGTTCCTGCGCTTCGAGGGGCCAACCGGAGCCCTGATCGAAGATGCGGCCCATGCCGTCCGCCATGTCCTGCGTGCCGCCCGCGGAGCCCACGGGAGCCGCGTAGAACTTGGCGTTCGTGATCTGCTGGACCCGGAGGGTCATACGGGGCGGATGGATGATGTGGAGGAGCTGGAGCATCCTCGGGTCCTGCCCGTTGGGCATCGAGGTCGCTGCGATGTACGCCTGGAACTTGCTGAGGTTCGTGACCGCCGTGTTGAAGTCCACGGAGTCATCGATCGGCAGGGCACCGGGGTAGACGCCCGAGGGGCTCCCGGTCAGCAGGTTCGAGTAGGTCCCGTAGCCCGTGAAGTACGGGTTGACCGGGTGGCCTCCCGAGCCGCCGTTGAAGGCGCTGGAGAAGTAGGGGATCCCGTCGTAGGCGTTGGCCGAGTTGTCGTTCGCCGCGCCGTTGAGGAGGATCTGGGCCGTGAGCCGCTGCGGATAGTACGCCGACAGAGCGCCCCATCCAGACATGATCGTCTGGAGAGCATCGAGGCCGGTCCCATCGAGGGCCATCACCTCGCGCTTGGCGATCTCGAAGCCGTCCGTGTGCAGCGCGGGGAAGTACTCCGCCGTCTGCGTCACGAGCTGCTCGAAGGTGATGTCACCCGCGTTGATGAACGAACCGTCGGCCGGGGTGACCTGGCGGATGTTCGCGGAGCTGAGGAACCAGGTCACGCGCTCGGACTTGCCCGAGATGTCCGAGACTCGGACGACCTTGTTCCACCAGATGACGCGCGAGGTGAGCATCCTCGCGAATTCGAACTCCTCGATGTTGCGGAGGCGCCGCTCGATCTCGAAGAGGAAGCTGGGGGTCAGTGCACCGACGGACATGGATCTCTACCTTTTCTCGTGTTGTGTTTCAGGCCGCCGCTTGACCCGAGAAGGGCATCTGCACCCAGACGCCATCGCCGTTGACGTCCCACACTCGACCGGCCTTGCCGTTCGAGCCCACGGTGGTCGTGACCTCGTGGTCGGAGGCGACGTAGACCTCCTGGAGCAGGTTCGAGATGGTCACGGCACCGGAGCCGGTGACCGAATCCCAGTTGCGGCAGACGACTTCGATCGTCAGATCGACCGAGACGTTGACGCTCGCCGAGCCTGACGTGTTGTCGTAGCTGACCGTGAACTTCCCGATGGGGATGAGGGTCGCGGTGCCCGTTGCACCGGGATAGACACCACCAGGGTTGGCGGTATCGATGCAGGCCATCCCGCCTTCGGTCGCCTTGAAGCCGGTGGGCAGCGGAAGGCTTGCCGACGGGAGGGTGCGCTTCCACGTGGAGCGTGCAGAAGTGAGAGCAGCCATGGTCTTACTGGCCCTTGACCTTGAAGGTCGTGTTGGAGATGCGTGCGAAGTCGTGGGGCACGCCCTGGGGGGCGAGACCCTGCTGGACCATCTCCGAGAGGCGCTTCGCAGCAGCCTCGGGGGTCATGTTTTCGAGGACGAGCGTGCTGCCCTCGATGCGAGCCTGGGACGCCTGTGCGCCCTTCTTGCCCATGCGGTCGAGAAGGGCCTGCTGGTCGGCACGAATGCCGGGGAGCGCGTTGTCTGTCCTGCCCGGGACTGCACCGGGGGTATCGGCGTTCGCCGAAGCCATCGGGCTGACATTCACGCGAGGCCAGTTCTTGACCGCTGCCTCCAGCACCGCCATGGGCGACATGGCCAGGGTGTTGCGAACCTCGTTCGAGAAGTCCGGGCGCTTGGCTAGGAGCGCAGCGCGGGCAGTCGCTTCCTTTTGCTGATCAATCTCCGCCCGAAGGGCGTGAACCTGCTCGGCCAGGGTGAGTTCATTGGACGTCGAGGGCGCGAGGGCCTGGGCCTTGGGCTTCTCCTCAGACTCCGCCTTCTTGTCGTCTTCCTCGGATGCGCCAGAGGGCTCGGGCTTCGAGTCATCCTTCGGCTCGTCCTTGTCCGCACCGTCATCTTCCGCGTAATGCGCGGCCAACATCTTCTTGGCCTTCTTGGCGGTCTCTTCGTCGCCGTCTTGAGCGGCCTCCGCGAGGGCCGAGAGGGCGTCCTCGAACGGGGTCTTTGCCTTTGCCTGTGCGCCCATTGTGGATGTCCCTTTGGCGGTTTCGAGCTGGGCAAGAAACCCAGCCCAGTCACTCACAACGTCCACAAGTCCTTTATCGAGGCCCTGCTGCGCCAGGAGGCCCGCACCACGGAGTGCGCGGATCTCCTCTTGCCGCACTCCACGCATCGACTCGACGAGGCCGTAGAAGTAGTCAGTGAGCAGATCGACCTGAGCTTGCGTGTGTTGCACCATCTCGTCGGTGCGCTTCACGTGGGGGTGCCCCGTCAGCTTGAGGTCCGCTCCGCTGCTCGGGACGATGAGGTACGAAACGCCCATCGCGGCATCGAGCGCCGTCTGTTCCATCATGGTCTCGTAGACGGCGAGACTCGCGACCGTGGCCGTCTGGGGTGCGTAGAGAAACCCCGGAGTGGCTGCGCAAGCGATTGCGTACGCCGCGCTGGCCGCTTGACCATCGACGAACACACCCAGGGGCTTGCGGTACTCCTCGGACATGGCCCGCATGGCACGGGCCAGCTCGAAACATCCGGAGGCCGCTCCCCCAGGAGAGTTGATGCAGAGGGCTACAGCCTTGCAGTGGCTTTTGAAGGCCGCCTCTGCCTGCGCGTGGAGCGTCTCGTAGTCCTGCCAGCAAAAATGGGGGTGCTGCTCTAGGGGTCCGGAGATCCGGATGACCGCCACGCCGCTGTCTTCCTCGAAGGGTGCGGACGGAACGCCCCCCGAGACCTCGAACTCCATCCCGAACGCCTGGGGGGCGAGGGCAAGGAAGCCGGTGGTCACGTACCGCGCGCGTCTGGGGATCACGCCCAAGCGAAGCGGATAGAAGGATCAGTTCTCGGACCGCACGCTGGCGCCGTTGAGCACCTTGGTCTCAGCGGGCACCGGGGCCGTGTTGGAGGCGGGTGCTACGAGGCTCGCTTGGAGGACCGGGGGATCTTCCGAGCCCGCCATTAGGATGGGGTTCGCCTCGTTGAGGGGGATGCCGAACTGCGCGGCCAGCTCGTCCACGTTGACGGTCCGCTGGTGCATGGCCAGGGCCTCGGTGAGGGCCTTGATGCCGTTGCCGAGGGAAACCATCGTGTCGGCCTGGACCTTCTTGTCCGCGGGCGGCGTGGTGTCGTACTCGACGCCCACAGCGTTATCGAGCGCCTCTACCCCCCAACGGTTCGCGATGAAGCCCGTGAGTCCCTGGGTGTTGAGGACGTGGGTGAGCCCCTCAGCCGTCTGCCGGATGAGGCTCTCTGTCAACTTGCTGAACACGTCCGCATTGGCGAAGCCCACCCCACCGTCGAGGACGACCGTGTTGCCGCAGATGGCGGTGGCGTACTCCCTCTCGCATGCCGAGATGTCCGCCTCCATGACCTCGTAGCCACGCCCGTTCGACTCCAGGAGCTTGACGGTCCACCCCACCGGCAGCTCGAAGACCGTGTTGAGCCCCCAGGCGATGATGTCCCTGAGGAACCCCTTGCGCTCGATCTCCGTGGCGCCCGTGGGCACCTCGGCCACACGAGCAGGGTTCGCGAGCTTGGCGATGTAGTTCTGACGGCCGTAGAAGCTGTGCTCCTTGCCGATGAATGCGCGACCGAGCGCGGGCCACAGCCCATAGTTCCAGGGGGTCACGCGGCCGGAGGTGAAGAGCAGCCACGTGTGGCCATTCTCGTCGGGTAGCCCCGGTGTGATGGGGATGAGCCCTGCAATGCTCCGGTAGAACCAT